GACTCTTGCTAACGGCACGGTCGGTCAGATCAAGATCATCACCCACACGGTTGACGGCGGTTCGGCGGTTCTCACCCCGACCACGAAGATTGGCTTCACCACGATTACGTTCACCAACGTTGGTGATGCGGTCACGCTGATTTACACCTCGGCTGGCTGGGCTATCGTGGGAATCAACGGGGCTGTCGCTGCTTAATAGGAGCCGCTAATGGCTATGCAAACAGATGTATTAGCTAGTGCGGTTCGAACTACTGACGGGCTTATCGCTGATCAGGCGACTAATTCCCTCGGGCGTTGCCGCGTAAAGGCTATTTACATCATCCCCGCAGCCGGTGCAGGCAGTGTGGTGTTCAAGGACGGCGGTGCTTCGGGTGTGGTCAAGGCGACCATCAATACCCTCGCGGCATCTACGGCCCCGGACTACGTACTGCTCCCCGGCGAAGGCTTATTGTTCCAGACCAACGTTTATGTTGATGTCACGGACATTGCCTCGGTGATGGTGTTCTATGCCTAAGTCTCCTGCGTGGCAGCGTAAGGAAGGCAAAAACCCTGCTGGCGGCTTAAATGCCAAAGGCAGGGCTTCCTACAACCGTGCTAATCCCGGCAAACCGGGTCTGAAGCGGCCTCAACCCGAGGGCGGTTCTCGTAAGAAATCGTTCTGTGCAAGAATGTCCGGAATGAAGAAAAAGCTTACGAGCGCCAAGACTGCTAATGACCCCAACAGTCGGATTAACAAAAGTCTTCGTGCGTGGAATTGCTGAAGATGAAACACGAAAGTCAGGAAATCGTTAAGACCGTTGGCGATGCAGTTTCGGTCTTTACCGTAGTAGGGACGTTGATAGAGATGCTCCCCTCAATTGCAGCACTAATCACAATCGTGTGGACGGGCATCCGTATCTACGAAACAGATACGGTTAAAGACATTATTTCCCGGTGGAAGAACCGAGACTGAAATGCCTAGCAAGTCCGGCAAACAACATCGTTTGATGGCAGCGGTCGCTAATAATCCGGCGTTCGCTAAGAAGGTTGGTATCTCACCTAAAGTGGGAAAAGAGTTCGTCAAGGCCGACAAAGGCCGCAAATTCAAAGGTAAATCCAAATGAAGAAAGGTATGGCTGACAAGATGGGCCGCGCCCTCAAGAAGAAAGGCGCTGCTGGCAAGGCTATGATGGGCTACAAGAAAGGTGGCTCCATCGACGGTGTTGCTACGAAGGGCAAGACCAAGGGCAAGATGGTCAAAATGCGTATGGGAGGCTCCTGTGGCTAAGTCTAGAGTTAAACCCCCGGCTCCTAAAGTCGGTTCTCCGTCTGACGATTTGATCTCTCGCGGAATGCTCCCCGATGTCCCGACGATTAAGCCGGGTGCGGGATTTGGCGACGATATCAAGACCAAGAAGCCGGGCGGCAAATATGCTGGCGGTCGCGTAAAGAAGATGAGCAATGGTGGCTCTGCTTCTAGCCGTGCCGATGGCTGCGCCGTTAAAGGCAAGACTCGTGGGAAGTTTGTGTAATGAAGCGCAAGGTTCGCCGCTACGCTGAAGGCGGACTCGGGTACGAAGAGGACCCGATGCCGGGCACTCAGTCTGACAAAAAGTCATCGAGCAAAAAGTCGGGTAAGGACAAGACTCCTTCTCGTCGCGTAAGCCCGATGGAGTTCATGAAAGACTACGAGGACTCTGAGCCGTCTGAAAAGATCCGCAAAGGGGCTAAATCAGCAGCGTCAGCGGCGAACAAAGGTAACCTTCCCGGCGACCGTAGCACCGGATTCGGTAGTTTAGGAAAAAGTATGTACGCTGATCTCGACGAGAAGCGTGCTAAAGAAGCTCTTGGCAGTATGGCTGAAGCGGCAGCGGCGGGAGCGGGCGGCGCAGCGGCGGGAGCCAAGTTAGGACTCCGTGCTAAGCAGGCGCTCCGTCGTATGCAAACGGCTCGTGATAACGCTGCTGAACGTGCTGCGGATAAGGCTGGCGAAGCGGCTCGGCGTGGTATGTCCCGTCGTGGCATTCCTCGTTATGACGAACGGTATCGTGCTAGCTCGGAAGGGTCTGATCGTCGCGCTGCATACGCAGACGAGTTGCCAGAAGGTCTTAAGTTCAAGCGTGGCGGCGCAGTGAAGTCCTCAGCCTCAAGCCGTGGTGACGGTATCGCTAAGCGCGGTAAAACTAAAGGACGGATGATCTGATGCGTATCCCCAAATACACGGCTGGTATGTTCAAGAAGAAGATGCCCCGCTTTGGGGCTGCGCCTATTAAGAAGCCAAGCCTTCCCCGCCCTCCAAAGCCTCGTGCTAAGAAGTACGCGGATGGCGGTGAGATTGAGGAAGTGATTGTTTCGCCCGAAGACTACGAGCGCGAAGAGATTGCAGAGAAGATCCGCCGTGGATCTAAGGGTCCTCCGCGCCGTAACCGACGAAAGAACGATAAGGAATTGGCTAAGGAAGCCATTGATGAAATGATCGCTAACCCGCCGTACAAGAAAATGGTACAGCAGTTAGGTACGGTCAAGCTCAACAAGGGCGGCTCTATCGACGGCTGTGCTGTTCGCGGTAAGACCCGAGGCAAGTTTGTATGATGGCCTCTCGCGGTATGGGCGCAATCAGTCCGAAGAAGGTTCCCCGTGCTAAGCGGCGTGGGGACTCTAAGCCTGTCATCGGTACGGGTAAGCCCATCCGCACTTTCAAGGAAGGCGGCGAGAGCAAGGTCAACGAGGCTGGTAACTACACTAAGCCGGGGATGCGTAAAGCATTGTTCAACAGCATCAAGAATAGTGCTGTTCAGGGCACTGCCGCAGGGCAGTGGTCGGCTCGTAAGGCGCAGTTGTTGGCTAAACGCTACAAAGAGAAGGGTGGTGGGTATAAATCATGAAAGCCCCCCAGCAATCGCTGAAGGCTTGGACTCAGCAGAAATGGAGAACGAAAAGTGGTAAACGATCTTCTGATACGGGTGAAAGATATCTTCCGGAGGCTGCGATCAAAGCTCTCAGCCCAGCCGAGTACGCCCGAACCACTGCCGCCAAGCGCCGAGGAAAAGCCCAAGGTAAGCAGTTCGTACAGCAACCCAAGGGCATTGCTGCTAAAACGCGCAGCTACCGCCAAAAAGGCAAGTAAGAAGCCAAAGGTTAAAAAGTAATGGCTGACAAGACTACAGCTACAACCGACTTCAACCTCGACCTCAATACCATCGTAGAAGAGGCTTTCGAGCGTTGTGGTGCGGAACTGCGTACCGGGTATGACCTGCGTACGGCGAAGCGTAGTCTGTCGTTGCTTCTGATGGACTGGGCCAACCGTGGTGTCAATTTGTGGACCCTAGAACAAGGCACTCACACTCTGACTTATAACGTCGGTACTTACGACCTGCCGGTGGATACGGTTGACCTACTTGACCACGTGATCCGCACGGGTACAGGCACGAACCAGCAAGACATCAATATCTCGCGCATTTCGTCCAGTACCTACGTGTCGATCCCGAACAAGAACGCGACGGGTCGTCCGATTCAGATTTGGATCAACCGTCGTACGGGTGCCACGGGTGCTGATAACGTGATTGTCTACCCGCAGTTCACTGTGTGGCCGAAGCCGGATAACACGACGACTTGGACCCTGTACTACACCCGCCTGCGTCGTATGTTCGATGTGGGTAATGGTAGTAACGGACAAGACATCCCATTCCGATTCCTGCCCTGTATGGTGGCGGGATTAGCCTACATGCTGTCGATGAAGATTCCCGGTGCTGAGGCACGCACGACGCTACTTAAGGCTGAGTACAACGAAGCTTGGGACTTGGCTGCTGGCGAGGATCGTGAAAAGGCTGCGGTTCGGTTTGTTCCGAGAGAGTCGTTCTTAGGCGGGTACTGAGATGCCTAACCGCTTTGCGAGTGGCAAAAATGCGATTGCGGAGTGCGACCGGTGCGGATTCCGGTACAAGCTCAAGCAGTTGAAGTCTTTGGTGATCAAGACTAAGAACGTCAATATCTTGGTTTGTCCGGAGTGTTGGGAACCTGATCAGCCACAGTTGTCGCTTGGTCTGTACCCGGTCGATGACCCGCAGGCACTTAGAAACCCTCGTCCGGACTTGTCGTATTTTGAACCCGGCAATAACGGCGCGGGTGGTAGTAGAATGATCCAATGGGGCTGGGCACCTATTGGCGGTGCAAGGGCAGATGACGCAGGTCTGACGCCTAATGACTTAGTAGCCCAATGTTTAGTGGGCGATGTAACGGTCGCAGTGACCTAGGAGATTGAGATGGCGATGAGCAAACTTGAGAAACACGCGGCTCTTCCGGCGAGCAAGGCTCACGGTCCGGGTCGGGTGAAGAATATGCGTGCTGGCGGTAAAACCAACAGCGAAATGAAGAAGTACGGTCGGAATATGGCGAAGGTGATGAACCAACGCAGCCCGATGCGTAAGTCTTCTGGCCCGA